TACATTGTAACTTCAAAACCGTAGCGCATTTCAACTGCTTCTGGTTTAGTCCACATAATGTTTCTCCTTTATAAAAACATACTGCATTAGTATGTATCGTTAGTATAAGACAAAAACACCACAAAAACCATACGTAAAATCATTAAAATGATATTGCATAAATACGTGTGTGGGGAGTAGTCCGCTCTTTTTAAGAGTTCTATACATCGTCATTTCGGTTTTACAACCCGGTGCATAGAGAGAATGGGTCTCGGACAAGACCATAATATCGAGTATATTATGGATCTAAACATCTTCTCTTATTGTATTTCCATAACATACTCTTTTAAGGAGTTGTAAAATGGAATTATTTACATTACAAGCCCTATGGGCATTTCTCGCTATCATTTTGATAGACATTGTATTAGCCGGTGATAACGCTCTTGTTATTGGGATGGCGGCTAACAAATTACCAGACCACTTACGCAAGAAGGCAATCTTCTGGGGTACTTTTGGTGCTATTGCTATACGTTTTGTATCAGTGGCGGCATTAACCTACTTGCTGATGATCCCAGGCTTACGTGCTATTGGTGCTGCCGCACTGATATGGATTGGTTGGAAGTTGGTGTTCAATCACGACGAACACAACATCGAAGCCAAGGACACCTTCTGGGGTGCAATTGGTACTATCGTAGTCGCTGATGCTGTTATGGGCATAGATAATGCCTTAGGCATTGCCGCAGCCGCTAATGGTAGTTTTGTTTTAGTCGCCGCTGGATTGTTGATCAGTGTGCCAATTATCCTGTTTGGTGCTACTATGGTCAGCAAGATACTACAACGTTGGCCCGACACAGTATTTGCAGGTTCGTTTGTATTGTTTGCTGTGGCAATGCTAATGCTAATGAAAGAACCATTGATGGCTAGCTGGTGGGCAGGGTTAGAACCTATTGTGGCTAAACCTTTACCTTGGTTGGCTGCATTTGTTATCACTGCTGTTCAGTATAACAAGGCTAGATTACATTTGCACAAAAAGTATTTGTTCAAATCATAAAAAAGCCCCGGAAGGGGCTTTTTTATTACAGTAAAATTTTAACTGTTTAAAACTTTGGCAACCGAGTTCATTACTGCGGCAATACGTCCAATGTCACGAAGCTGTTCTACAGTGTAGCCTTCCTTCTTGAGTGTGTCGTAGTGTGCTTTTACGCAGGTTAATCTTTATCTTTCAATCTTTCCCACGAGGCATTAGCAGTATCTTGATTTTTCTTAGCATACTTAGGATCAGTGTCTGCTTGCTTAGAAGTCACTCTATCTACTGCTCGTTTATGAACCTTTGCCAACTGTTTTTGACCTTTGTTAGTATCGCCGTATTCTTCTAAAGAGCCTTCCGCCACACCTTGCTGGGCGGTTTCTATTAAGTTAATGTAATCTCTAAGTGTTTTCATAATGTAGTATTTATTCCTTGTTCTTACAGTTATCGCCGTGCCAACGATTAAACATTCCGGAACTAACCGTTTTGCTACAATGCGGGCAGACTTTTTTGATTTGGCTTGGATGTGTTCCGTTAGCCAGTTGATTCTTTACAGATTTGCCGCCCAAAAAGTTATGGGTTCCTTCCGCTACTCGTTTCTCATTAGTTTGGCGAGAAACTGCTCCGCCCAAAAACGGATGTGTTCCGTTCTTGACTTTTTCTAACTCTTTTTTACGGGCCCAATCTTTATCCAAAAATGTATGGTTGCCTTCGGCTATTCGCTTTAAGTTTCTTTTACTTGCCTTTTCACTATCTTGCCAGTGATGATTGCCTGCTTCGACTAATCTGTCTTGTGCTTGCTTTTGTATCTTGCCACCAAGAAAGTTATGGGTTCCATTCTCAACTGCTTTGAGTGCTCCTAATCTTGATAGATTAGACTTCTCTTCTGGTGTAATATCTAGTGCTCCGGAAATCAACAAACAAGCATACCAGTCTCCTTGACTGTAGTGTATGTCGTAGTGTTCCTGGATAGTGACTGCTTTAAGATTTAGAGGATTATTATTAGAGTGATCCCCATCGATGTGATGGATTTCAAAAGATCGTCCATCAGCATCAACGGGGATTTCACCGTAGTGCTGTTTGTATATTTTTCTATAAGATCGGTCTCTCATAGAAATATTTATCAACTATTCAGCACCTTTGCTACACTATTCATTACTGCCGCTATTCTGCCGATGTCTCTCAACTGCTCAACAGTATAACCCATAGTTTTCAAACCATCGTAATGGGCTTTTACGCAAAACTCGCATTTGCCCACAATACTAGCAGCCAAACTAAATGCTTCAAAGTTTGCCTTGGTAGTTCCACCGTGGCTAGCAATCGCATTCATACGTAACTGAGCTGGCAATCCCTTTAGCTGTTCATCATCTGCCATTTCAACATATGGATACCATACATTGTTCTGTGCCATAATGCTTGCGGCTGTCATTGCTGCTTCGCCGTGTACTGGAGCATCTGCTAATAGAATACTTAGAACCTTGCCGTTGCCTGTTGCGGCTAATGCAGCTACAGCACAACCTATTGCAATGTCCGGATCTAATGTACTGCGAAGTAGAACAGCATCTAGGTTTAGTTTTGTATCTTTAGCGTACTCTGGAAGTGCGCCTTTAATTGTTTCGTTGAAGTTCATTTTGTTTTCTCCGCTAGTTCTTTATAACCTGCCCAACTAGGATGTATTGCATCAGCTTGCAATCGTTCTGTTTTAATAATTGTATCTCCCCAATTACGAGCAATAATTTCTACAATCTCGTTTACATCAGGTTTACAGAATTTATTATTACAGGGAGGAAGTATCCAATATACACGATCTGCTTGTACTCGTTCTCTCATTGATTCTAATTCTTTAAAGGTATGCACACCTTTATGATCATTAGTACCAAGACTGATAATAACAGATTTTGCTGCTAGATTCTTATCCGCAAATTTACGATTCCATTGCCAAGTGTTATATCCGCCAATGCTGTAACTAATACATTCTTTACGAACATTGGCGGTACCCACCGCAATACTATCTCCTAGTATTAGGCAGTCTAACATTACAATGTCTCGCCGCCAACTGTACGGTTGCAAGCGCACAATTCACCTGTTTGCAATGCATCCAATACACGAAGTGTTTCTTCTGGGCTACGGCCGACGTTCAAGTTGTTGACAGTAACGTGTTGGATAACGTTGTCTGGATCAACGATGAATGTTGCACGAAGTGCGGCACCTGCTGGAGCATAGAATACACCTAGTTGTTCAATCAAGCTCAACTCGCCACGCTGTGTGTCTGCAAACTGAGTGTGTGTGATCTTAGCAAGATCGGGGTGAGCTTTTTGCCAAGCAAGTTTACAGAACTCGTTGTCTGTTGAACCTGTTAGTAGAACAGCATCACGATCCTTGAAATCACCTGCCAACTTATCATAGGCAACGATTTCAGTTGGACATACGAATGTAAAGTCCTTTGGATAGTAAACGATTACTTTCCACTTGCCAGCGAAGCTTTCGTCTGTAATAGTAAAGAAATCATCCTTACCTGGATTAACACCTGTTACGGCAAACTTTTCAATTTTATCACCAACTGTTTTCATTTCATTCTCCTTGTGTGTGTTGAAAACTATATAGGACCCTTTGTCCTGTACAACTATTATACATTTAATTATCCTATTAATCTAGCATTTTAATAGGTTTTTTTACAATATTTTTTAATAACGTTAATAGGAAAAATCAATAACGTTTTGAAAAATAGAAAGGACCCTAAGGTCCTTTCAATAAGGCTCTAATTGAAATTAGAAACGATGGATCAAACCAACTTTGGTGATGTTCTGATCACTGTCACCACGCTGACGATCATAGCCAATATAAATGGTGTCATTCTTAGTTACATCGTAACCAAGTTTGGCACGCCAAGTACGGGTTGTATCGTTTTGACTGTTGCTAAACGCATCCTGGAAGCGATAGCCTAGGCTAACACCAACAGCACCTTGTTTAACAGCAACACCTGGTTCAACAGAATAGTAGCTGAATCCACTTGCGCCGCTAACTTGCTTTTCGCCGACTGCTACACGAGCATATGGTGATACAAGGCCAACACTAGTGGATGCTGTTAGACCAGCTTCATAACGTGTTGCTAAAGCATCTGTACCATCTGTTCGATAGTTTTTAACAACAATATCACCTGCAAAGTTGTTGTTAATAGATTCTTTAATGCCTAACTCGTAGACACGTTGACTTGCTGTGCCGTTAGTACCATTTGCATCCTGACTTTCTAAACGAACTTCGGCTGCTGATACCATACCTGCTACTGTTGCCAAAACTGCGGCAATAACTAACTTCTTCATAAAATCTCCTTATGTGTAATCGTGTGTCTAACTTTATGTAGATAATGTGAATAACACTACGATGAAGTTTAATCAGTGTTAACACTGATTGTTAACTATATATGCTTTTAGATCAGTTGTCAAGAAAAAAGGCTACCGAAGTAGCCTTTACTATTTTCTGTTTCGAGGTATAGCTACCCAAAGCCTTAAGCGGCTAATGCGAAACGTGTATCGTTTGCGTTTACTTTTTTTGCTTCTTCGGCCGAGTTCCCCCAACCCTACGGGTTTCACATTCCCGAGCTGTCCACTTCGTTACTCATCACCCTGTCGAAACCATGACTGGCCCATTAGGGAGAACACTAGTATGACGTCTGCTACGCCGCGGCCGAAGCCCTTAGTAACGGTTCTCTAATGCTCTCTCTGGTGGACCAGGCGGGAGTCGAACCCGCGTCCAGAATACCTTTCTCTCTGCTTCATACAGCAATAACTTATATTTAACACTCATTCTTCATAAATGTCAATATCTTCATCTTCCCAAATTGTACCTTTTTTATCATAGGCTTGATAATAAGCTTCGTTTGGTTTGAGTATGCGCCAACCCTGATACTTGAGTCCTGCTAAGGTAGCTTCTTCTTTCTTTAGTAGATCGCAGATAATAAACGATGAGCCGCAGGCTCCTTCTACATTCTTAAATGGACTGTGTTTAAACTCGTTATTACTCAGAGCCTTGTGCATAGCACCACCCCAGTTAAAAATGATGCGAGTGATACCCAACTTTTGGTTGCGTAAACGAATCTTATCTATAAGTGAAAGAGTTGATAATGTAGCTTCGTTCTGTTCATTGATTGTTAACAAACATTCTTTGAACTTAAGGCTACCTTTAGTATGGCTGTTGTCAGGAGTTTCTTTGGTACTCCAAGCCATTTGTGCGTCAACGTGATTGACATAAAATGTTTCACCGTGTGTTTTAAGGACCCACATCGGAACGGTCTCATCTTCTAAGTGTTTTTTATTAAAATGGAACACTACATCCTTACAAGCATATTCAATCTATTGCATTTTATTTTCCTTTAAAAATGATAGTTTTTTTGTGTCAGGAAACTATCAAACCCCGTGAGCGCAGCCCATCCTGTTTTCGCGTCAGCGGAGCCGGAGTATGGTTACAGGTCCGGCAAACTTATTTACACTTTACAATTTTTATGCAAATATTTCAAGAGCTGTACCGCATTCTTGGCAAAATTTGCTGGTAGCTTTGTTCTGCTTACCGCAGGTCACACATTTTGGTTTGTGTTTGACTGTTACTGCCTGTTTAACAGCTTCTCCACCCAAAATCTTAAACACCATAGAATGTTTAGTACTTTCTAATGCACCTACATAAGTAGTGGTAAACTTTTGCTCACTCTTGCTACCCGGAACGGTAATACCAACATCGTTAACTTGATTAACAAATGCCTGAGCAGATGCTGTACTATAACTATCCATAGTTGCAGAACAGGTTACTGATCCTGCTGGTGCAGCCCAATCTGCTGTAGATCCACGCAGAATTCCGCCTTGTGGGTAGATTTTATTATCGCCGTAATAGGCAGTATTAGTTGTCCAGGTAATTGGACGAACAGGCTGTTCGTATTGGAATTCGATTCTTACCAATCCGTCTTCAAGTTTGGCACCTCGGTGTTGCTCCACTGAGCCTGTTCTTTCGATGAACTTGAACTTGTTGCCTTCTGTGAGATTGCCGTTTTTGACTGATCGCTCGAGATCGACTTCTTGTCCAGCGTTAATAACAATCCCACCAGGAACCATATCGTCACCGTCAATATATACGTTAACGACAGCACGGGTCGTATGTAGATTCTTAAGTAGTATTGAATATTCTGATCCGAACGGAACATAAACGGTGTCCTTGAATTCTCTTAGGACTTTGCCTTTTACTTTAATGGCGGCGGCCATTTTACTTTCGTACATCATGATTTCTCCTTTTACGGTACACACTCTAAGTACCTAACATTTAAAGAGTGTTGGTTGTGGGACCTTCCCACGCATCTATTTATAGATACTGTTCTATAAATGGATCTTCTTCTGGGAAATAATGCACATCGTACATTATTCCGCCAATGTTGTATTCTGCACACCAGCTATGTTGATTATTAGTCTCTCTAACTGGTTCTGTCATTTGCAGCATTAACCAAACTCGATCGTGTTCAGCACCTTCTAGTCTACGTTTTGGTGGACCCATAATCTTACGGATAAATGCTTCTGCTTCTTCTTTGGTTTTAAACTGCATATAAATCCTTTGGTGCGCTAGGTGGGAATCGAACCCACGACACAAGAGGTTTAGAAGCTCCGGCTCTGCCACTAAGCTACTAGCGCATACGTTTATTATGCTGCCATTAAGCAGTTAGGTCAACAGTTTCTTCTTCTTTTTGGCTAAGTTTATTTGGACGTAATGGGTCAAGCCAAGTGTCCGGGATGTATGCTTTGGGCGTATCGCCTAGCATATTTTGGAGTCCGTGGTCGGTACTAATCCACCAATAATGATCCGTAATTTGTGCCTTACATACAATGCCGCGAAAATCAAATTCTTCACCTTGTTTAAAGTGTCCAATATAATTTTCTACCAAAACAGTTTTGCCTATGTTCTGAGGACGTAGGCTCATAATGATTTTGGCAATGTCACCTTGTTCACACTTCATTCTTTGTCATTCCTATAATCTTTGTATGTAAGATCATATTCTCTGTTACTAATTTAGTAATAGTTGCTAATAGGATTAATCGATCAGCGTCAGTGATATCTTCTTTATCAAATTGTTCAAGGATACTTGCACCAATCATACGCATTGCTTCTGTTTTGCCTTGTTTGAATGCACCCCAATCAAATGGGTCGCCTTCTTCGTGAGCAAAGGCAATATCAATTAATTCGTCTAAGGTTATTTTAGCCATCCTATCCTTTCATTGTTATCAACTCTTCTTTGGTGTTCTTCAACACTCCCAGGAAAACGCCAAGCCCAAACGGCAACAAGGGCCATAAATATTGCAGTACTAATAATACCAATTGGTTTTACTCCGCCTGTAAACATTAAAATTAAACTTAGACTCATCATACCTAACATAAAGAATTTCATCTTTGTAGGGAACACACGTTTCTGTCCCCAGTTAGTTAAGAATGGTCCAAAGATCTTGTGATTATATATCCATCGATGCATACGTTCACTGCCTTTACTGAAACAGTAAGCAGCAAACACCACAAACGGTGAATACGGAATGCCAGGAGTTATTACTCCAATGTAGGCCATGCCAAGAGACAAGAAGCCTAGAGTTGTCCAAAGAAATTTTTTCATATTAAGCAGCTACTACTTTGTTAGGTAATGCAGAGACAAGAATGTCCTGATGTAAGTTTGGAGTAAATTTTCCTCCAGCCGCTCCGTTTAATGTTGCAAGAGCGTTAATTGGTTTAGTTCCTCGAACAGTTTGTCCACCATAAGGTAAACCTGGTATGGCATAACTGATGTGTATCCACACAGTCTTTCCTGGTAGGTATTCTAATAATAACTGATCGTAAGGAATGTTTTTACTAATCCACACAGCAATATCAAAATAATCATGAGCAGGCACACCTCTAAACTGTATATCGCAGGCCTGGCCAGTACCGTGTTGTGCTTGATTCGAACCGTGTCTATAGCTGTTGGTTAAGAACGCATTTTTATAATGTGCTTTGATTGGTTCTACAACATTCAACGCAAGAGCAGCAAGATTGTTAACTATACTCTGAGGAGGTAATCCTTTAACGTTGTCCGCTAGTTGTTGAATAGTTCTTGGAAAAGTAACATTTTTAATCATTGCTCCAAGAGTAGTTCCTCCCGGAGTTAATACTGTTGAATAACTAATATCACCTGTTACTTCCGCAGATGGTTTTCCAGCCTTTGGTGCACCAGGTTTAACTCCTTCTCCCTTTGGTGTTGGAGTTGTTGTTATTTTAGCGTAGTCGTCTTTGGTAATACGACCTTCTGCTAGGAACCTATCAGCTTCCTTTTTACCAGATGTGTTATCTTCGTCGCCTTCTACGTTTTGCACAGCGGCAACTACAGTTACCTTAGGAACCGCTGGAGCGGAAAAGCTGCCGTCAGTTGCGTTTGCATTATACAATGCAATTGGTACACCGTTAGCAAACACATTGCTAGAATCGTATGTAGGTTCAACACGACCATTACCGTCAAACCGTAGCCCTGTAATTGCGGTATACGGATGGGTATGAGCAGTAGGACTATAAGGACCGCTAGGACTATTGCCTGCTGCTGGACTCGGATTAACTGTAGAATTCGCCATACTACTATTTAAGCCAATTTAATACCTGTAGTTCCTTGAATATAACTGTCAGAAAACTCTTTAAGAGTTGGCTCAAATACAACAACTGTATTTTTAAAAATGCGTACATCTCTATCTGGATTGGCAGTAAACAAATATGGAGCCATTCCAAGACCTTGTTGCCCTGCTGTAAGGACCATAGGTCTATTTAATTTAATATAAAGAGCACCGTCCTCAACTAACTTTCCAAGTATTTCCTCACCACTTGTAAGTTTAAGTGTTACAACATCACCTTCTGCTACACCTTTTTCAATTAACATTTGCTAACCTCGCTTTTAATTCAGTAAATCCGCCTACTAATTCTTCGTCTAAAAAGATCTGTGGAACTGTACGTGCGGTAGGCACAGCTTCTAATAAATCCTCTTTTGAATACCCGTCTCCAATTTTGCGTTCTTCAAATGCAATTCCCTTTTGTGTGAGCAATGCTTTGGCCTGATCGCAATAGGGGCAATGATACTTACTCCATACAATCGCTTTCATTTCTTGTTTCCTTTAATTTGAGTATATTACAGCACCCGTCTTGTCTGTGACTCTAACTAGGAGCATACCTTTATTTTTATATTGAAGGGCAGCACTTATAGCAGCTTGTTCGCTGCCATAGGTTCCTATAGTTGTCCAAGACTCGTAAGGTGATTTTCTTTTGAATTGAGCTTTATACATAGTTTATTATATAGCTGGTAGAGCGTCGTAGTCGAGATTATCTGACATAACACCAATAACATAACTTGTAGATTCTGTTTCTTGTAATGCACTCTGTTTCTTACTAGTATCAGTGTGCTTGTTAAACCAAGGAATAGGAGTAGTCTTTGGATGTGGATTCCAATACTTAATACCAATATCCTTTAGAGAACCGTGAGCTGTGAAGTCAACAAACTCTTTTAGAATATTAGCATTAAGACCAATCACTGGGCCTAGTTTAAACAGATAGTCGGCCCAGGCTTTTTCTTCTGCAATAACATCTTTGTAAATTTGAATTACTTCATCTTGACACTCTTGTGCTGCCTTGGCAAATCGTGGATCTTCTTTGACTACCTGATTAATAATATAAGCAGTCCATCCTTTGTGTAGCAATTCGTCTTGTAGAATTAGGCTAATAATGTTGCCATTACCGATAAAGATCTTGTTCTCAACCATTGCTAGACTTGTAGCAAATGATGTCATAAAGCGGAAAGCTTCTAATGCGTAACTTGCGTGTAAGGCTAGATAGATTGCTTTGATATGTCCTTCTTCGGGAGAGTTGTTAGGATCACTATCAATCTCTTTAATGCAGTTAAACTTATGCAAGTCATCATAATACTTGCCAATACTACTGGCCATATCTACAATTTCTTTGGTGTCATGGATAGTGTTGAATACTTCCTTAGGCACGTTATAGATGTTACGGATAATGTGACTGTAACTGCGTGAATGAATATTAGTTTCAAAGAAACTCCAGTTATAGACCAATGCTTCTAATTCTGGAAGGCTTACGACCGGAGTAAAGATTTGACTTGGGCCGCGACCTTGCAGACTGTCAAGAGCAGTTTGCCTAAGCAGGTTACTAGTGAAGATATGTTTAACCGCATCTGATGCTTCCTTAAAATCATTTGCATCTTTGGTTAGACTAACTTCTTCTGGGACCCAAAAGAATCCACGGGCTGTCTTTTCAAAGTCTACAATTTTATTATATTTTACTTCTTCAAATCGTTGAATAGTAACAGGACCTGCCGGATCCAAGAACATCTTACGATTAAGATAGTCTGTCTTTGTTGTTAAATTATATTGTTGTTTACTCATTTTTATACTCTAAAACTTTCTCCGCAACCACAACGGTCACGTTCATTTGGGTTAACAAAATCAAACCCTTCATTTAATCCATTTTTTACCCAGTCTATAGTTAATCCGTCTAGATATACTAAAGACTTTGCATCTACTAATATTACAAAATCATCTGTAGCAAAATTTGTAACTCCAACTTCTGCTTCATACTCGTCTACATATTCTAACACATATGCCAAACCACTGCAACCAGTAGTTTTAACTGCTAGTCGAATTCCTACACCCTTGCCTCTATTCTTAAGCAAGTGCTTGATCTTTGTTTTGGCTTTGTCTGTTACGGTAATCATTTACGGCCGCTTTGATCGCATCTTCTGCAAGTATCGAACAATGAATCTTAACAGGGGGGAGGGCAAGCTCAGTAGCAATTTCGCTATTCTTAATCTGTTGCGCTTCGTCAAGCGTTCTTCCTTTGAGCCATTCAGTAACGAGCGAACTCGACGCAATCGCGCTTCCACAACCATACGTTTTAAATTTGGCATCTTGAATAATTCCTGTGGTTTCGTCTACTTTAATTTGTAGCTTCATTACGTCACCACAAGCAGGTGCACCGACCATACCTGTGCCTACTCCTTGTTCATCTTTAGAAAAGCTACCTACATTTCGAGGATTCTCATAATGGTCGATTACTTTGTCTGAGTAACTCATAGTTTACAGGCCTCACAATCTTCTTCAATACTTGTTTCAGCTTCTCTTTCATAGAAACCGTTATAGTGTACTTCGGGAGTCTTGTCCTCGTGTTTGGCGCCTTGCTTATTGATTAGACTATAGTAGAAAGTCTTAATACCCCACAACTGTGCCTGCATCAAGTTCTTAGCAATTAGTGTAGTTGGAACTTTGCGTTCTGGGAAATGTGCTGGATTGTAGAATGTGTTTGTTGAAATACTTTGATCAACATACGCTGCTAAAACAGCCGCAGTCTTTAGATAACCTTGGCAGTCTGTTTGATCCCACATCAACTGATACTTATTCTTAAGTCTATTATATTCTGGAACCACTTGTGTAAACGAGCCAGCTTTGGATTCTTTAGTTGAAATTAAACTCATCGGCATTTCAATACCGTTGGTTGAATTAATAACAACTGAACTAGACTCTACAGGTGCTACAGCCATTAAGGTAGCGTTTCGAACACCGTGTGTTTTCATTTCTTTTCTAAGAGTTTCCCAATCGAGTTCTGGAGTAAAGTCAGTAAGTTCGTTAACACCTTGGGCTCTTCTTTCCCAAGGGAAGATCCCTTGACCGTATCTTGTTCGGTCGCTGTCTTTACACTTGCCTCTTTCCTTGGCAAGTTCAACTGTTGCTTCTGTAAGGTAAAAGGCCTGATGCTCCATCCAAACTTTAACTTCCGCCAGTGCGTCTTTGTCGCCATATTTCATTCCTCTTTTAGCGTGCCAATAGGCAAGGTTAGTAATACCAATACCTAGTGGTTGAATTTCGTCGTTGCTTAGTTTAGATTGAATACTTAGGAAATCTTGATAATCTAAAATGTTGCAAAGACTACGTTGTAAGATTCGACACGCTCTACGCATATCTTCTGGGTTTCGGAACGCACCCCAGTTAATGGATCCCAGTGTACATAACGCTATGCGTCCCTCCTCGTCGTCTAATCTCTTAAATGGACGGGTTGGTAATAAGATCTCACAGCACAGGTTACTTTGATAGATGGTATGATATTCAGGATCAAAAGGTCCTTGATTCATAACATTATCAATAAACACCAAATAGATGCGACCTGTATCTGTACGCTCCTTAAGAATGCCGGACTTGAATACTTCTTCAGCTGACATTGTTTTTTTACGTAAACCTTTTTGCTTTTCGTATTTTACATATAGTTCTTCAAATCGTTCTGTGTTGCTGTAAAATGCTTCATATAGATCTGGCACTTCATTTGGATCAAAGAAAGTTATATTTTCTTTGTTCTTAAATCTTCTCCAGAAGAATGACGACAACACGACCCCGTAGTCCATGTGTCTAACTCGTGTCTCTTCTGTACCTTGGTTGTTCTTGAGAACAATGAGATCATCAAACTGATGATGCCAAATGGGATAAAAGACAGTAGCAGATGCATTACGAATTCCACCTTGTGAACAACTCCTTAAATCACCGAACCATTTTTTCAGGAATGGTATCATACCTGTGTGCATAATTTCGCCACCTCGAATAGGCGAACCTAATGGACGTAGTCGTCCAATCTCTAAACCGATGCCAGCACGTTTGCTGGCATACTTGGCCATCATCTCCCCAGAAGCAAATATGCTATCCAGATCGTCGTCACTGCGGATAAGCACACAACTAGAAAACTGCTTAGTTGGAGTGCCAAGGCCAGCCAACACAGGTGTAGCAAGAGTAAACAAACCATCTGAAGCCGCGTTGTAATACTCTTTGATGTAACGCATACGGGCTGCATTAGGTTCTTCTTTATGGAAGACAGTCGCGGCAGCAACCATATAACGAACTTGTGGTGTTTCATAGATCTCCTTAGTAGCTCGGTTACGCACGAGATACTTTTCGATCAATTGCTCAATAGCTGCGTAACTGTATTCTTCATCTTTAGAATGATCTAGCATATCATTCATTTTATTCCAGTCATCTTCTGAATACCATTCAAGAAGTTCTGGAGTATATAATCCAACAGAAACATTTTTCTTAACAATGTCGTAAAGGTGGGGAGGCTCGTAGTCTCCGTAAACATCCTTTCTCAACATCGAAAGACGTTGTTTGCCTGCTACGTACTGATAGTTAGTGTGACCTACATCTGGATTATGTTCAATATCAATTAGATCAACTATTGCTCTAAGTGTAATTCCATCAATCTCTTCTGTAGTAATACCGTCATAGAAATGTGGTTGGGCTTTAATTTCTATCATTGACTGGCTAACGTCTGCAATGCCTTTACAAACTTTAGCTACTTGGGCTTGCCATTTTTCAACTGCTAATGGTTCTTTGTTTCCGCTGCGTTTAATAACTGTGATGCTCATTGTGTTTATCTCTGTTCTTATAATGTTGTAGATTGATATTTATTACAATCTAGATTTTGACCAAAGCAACTTGGTCTCGATGTTCTTTAATTCGTCTACACCAACTACACTTTTATATTCCAAATTAAGTACATATTTTTTGTCTACTACCAAAATATATGAAGCGTCATCTTTATCTGGGATTATGGATTTATGTATCTCACATTCGGTATCAATAAAGCGACTTGTTAATTTAATAGTGTACAGCATTCCAAGAACAATAGCAAGATCGTCAAGTCGTAGATCCAGAATTAAATGCCACGGATCGGGCCATTCTGTTGGATTTTGAGGGTCTAAATACGGACTGACAAATGGAGCTTGGCCCCAAAGTCTAGCAACATCCTCTAATGGGTTATCGCTAGTCTCTAGGTTGTCTCTAAATTCTTTCCAGGCTGCAAGTCTTTCCGTTCCATATTGATCAAACACCATAGGTTACATCAAAAGAGATGGAACCTGTTTTGCCTGAGGCTAGAGGGTTCTTATATGATAATACGATAGTATCTACAACTGCTGCTGTAGAGTCATCACCGGTAGTGTTACTAGTTTTAGTAACGTTGAATTCAAAATTAGTCATAAGATTTCCTCCTTCGGATAGAACAAAATTCGGAGAGTAGGTAAAATTATCTGTAATAGAAATATCTGAACCGTTAGTTCCTGGAGATAGGTCGTCACCAATTACAAACGTAATATTTCCATAACGTGTATGTTCGCCTAACTTCAACGAATAGTTGATTGATGTAAATTTATTCAATGCAGAAAATACTGCCAACGGTCTAAAACTATCTGAAAGATATATTTGAGAATAATTTCTATCAACAAATGTAGTTAAAGAACCATTGTAAACTTCAGTATATGCTGCCGAAGTTCCAACAGACACAATTCCTGCGTCTTGTTGTCGGTCACTAGTTGAATCTATAACAATGTTGTTTGCCGATTCACCAAAGTAGACCATTGGTCCAATTGGATCGGAAGAATTGTTAATTCCGTTACCGACATTTTTAAAAAAACAACGATTTATAATAGTACCATGACCGTATGTAGATCTAAATGCGTTATTGTAAATTTCTTCAAAGTTGCTGTCATATATTTTCCACTTGGTGCCTTGTGTCGATATACCGTCAACGTATATGGCTGTATCATTAACAAAGAAATTACAGTTATCAAAATCAATTTCTGTATCAAACACATCTGTTTGAATACATTTTATACTAATGCTATTGCTGTTAAAAGAACAATCTATAAATTTTACATTAGTTGTTCTAACACCAATAAGATCATTTTCCCAGAATAACGCAGACGGTTCTGCAATTAATGATTCTAGAGAATCGCCTAATACGTACTCTCCTAGGAATGTGATATTTTGAAAGACTGAATCGGCAATGCCCGATAATGTAAATTGCCCTGTTGTTCGTTTAATTGTAAGTTGAGAAATATTAATATTCTTAGGTCTATTAGTACTATTAAAATCTACAAGTTCCAGTCCAGTTGAGGTAACAAATCGAATGTTGTGAGCGTCGATATTTAGAACTGTGCCTAATTGTGTTTCACCTTTAAGAATTGCTTCGCTTGGAATTGTTAGATCACTTGCGAAATAATATTCTCCATTTGGTATTAAAAGATATTTCTTAAGGGTTGGATCTACATTTTGGAATAGCTGCTGAAATGCAGTTTCAAATGCTTCAACACAATCGGTTACTCCGTCACCTACTGCACCAAAATCTGTTACAGAAACGTATTCGTCTAGTTTAGATTGTAAACTTCTCGGAACGCTTAATGTTATTGCAGCATTATTAGATGCAAAATGATAGCTCGATGCTAGCTCTAATATGTTATCGTGTTCTGTAAGGATCTTAGTGTTGCCTACGTAAGGAGCACCTTCTGCAACACTACCGTTACCAATGAATAACTCTTGCGAGTCAACAGCCCAGGCAAACTCCGCAGAACTTAGTTGCGGAATGCCGCTGTTTGAATTTTTTTGTCCTCTGCGGACTTGTATTTTAGAGATCTGTACGACAGCCATAATGATAAAATTCCCGTTATTGAATATTTATCTTAAGCTCGTATAGTACTCCTCTACCTTGTTGAGCCACATATCCTGGTACTTGTTAAAGTCCTTGGGCCATAGATCAAACTGCTGATATTCACAGTTTCTAGAACACATAAAAATATGCCCTTCGCGCATATCGGTGCCATATACTTCATTATGTGCTAATATATAAGCAACTAACTGCAGGAAGTAATCTTCAACCCACTCTGATTTTTTAGGCTTGTTAGTTTGTTTATAATCACATACACTTGGATTGTCTTTATAAACTGCTACTAAATCTGTTGTTCCTGAATACAACCCTGGGAAATACAAACTTTGTTCCATTGCCCAGACTTCATTAACATCGCTGAGACCGTTAATAATAATTTGGTCAGCCATTGAATTAGCCTGTACGTGTACAGGATTTTTGCCTGGCATACGCTCTAGGCCTGCAATGAAACGTTCTAAATTACTATGCATAGCAGTACCAACTCCTGCAGCTTCTGTAGTAATGCGTTTAGCATTTTCTTCACCTACACGTTTCTTCCATTCATTTAAGTGCGTCATATCTTTGGTAGCACTAAGGATGGTTGTAACACTAGGAAGACTTTCGCCATCGGGTGTTAGATATACACGTTTGCGTGTAACCGGATCGTTAATTTGTTGACAGTTCTTGTATTGGAACTTCTCCACAAAGGGAGGTGGTGTAAAAGTATTCATATACTTTATATATTATACTTTTATTTTAGGATTGTCAAGCCTGAGCGGCTAATTGTTTTGGAGCGGCAGATGCAGCCATTTTATCTACAGCATCTTGGCTTGTTTCTCCACCTTTTACAGGTGTTTCGGTATCTTGGTCTGTGCCAGGAACATTTAGATTAACGCCATCGGCATTAAAATCTCTTACTAATGCTTGGATAGCAGGAGTACTATCATACATTGATTTAAATGTTTCGTAATCAGAACCCATTTCAAATCCTGCATCAGATGCTATTTTTTGAAGTGCTGCCCAGTTTAATTTAGCAGGTTGTCCTTTTGATGAAGCACGACCTATAAAGTTCTTTAAAATCATAACAAACTTGTCTACGCCTACATCATCACCGGCAAATTCAAAAAATCTCATTATACACCACCCGATGGAGAATTTAAACTAGATAACTGTTTTTGTAGATCTACTAATTCTTGTTGCTTTTGTTTGATAGCATCTTGAATTTGTTTTCTTTGATCAGCTAGTTGTTTTACTTGTTGTGCTTGAAGTTTAGCCTGTGCCTGAGGATCCTGTGCAGGAGTCATTGGCTGTGCGCCAGGCTGTCCAGCAGGCTGTTGTCCAAGCATAGGAGCATCGAGTTCAGCTAACCTGGACATTTCACGTTCACTAATGATGTTAAAAAGTTTCATTAACCTGCTAATACTCTTAATAGACTGTTGCTACGATCAATGCTTTCACGCTGTTCACGTCCAGCTGCTTCTAATCCGCCAGCTGCTGCATCGCTTGCGCCAAACTCGTCGCCACCTGCTAGAGCATCTAGTCCACTTTCGTCTCCGCCTGTATTCATCATATCTGGCTCAGCAGGACCCATTTCGTCTCCAGCTCCCATATCTGCACCTGGCTCACCGCCTAGCATATCTGTTGGCTGCTCTCCACTGGCCAATGAACGAACACTGGTACTTAATGTATCGCGTGTGGATTTTAAGTTTTCCAATGCCTGCTGAATAGCCGGAGCACACTGGCTAATAAATGCCTTAGCCTGTTCTTGTCCCATTTCATCGCGGATAGAATCGCCTAGCTGTAGAAGTGTGTCGTTCTCCATGCCAGATAGTTCTTCGATCCAACGGCTAACTCTGTCGACCATAGTTTTTGCTGTAACGATAGCACTGGCCTGTTGTACTTCGCCTTCGTTTAGTTTAGTCATATCTTCTCCTGATTCTGTTGACTCGTTCTTTTCTTTGTTGTGTTGCTTCCAAGCGGTAGCATACGCAATGCTTTTTTCTTTATCGGTTAGTTTGCCATCTTTGGCATAACCTTTTTTAATATGTTTTACCATACGTTCTGCTTTGGCTCCTGGAGGTGCTTTTTCTGATACAGTACCTTCACCAAAGTGTCTTTTATATGAATCCTGTCCGTCATCGTAGTGTTTTGCCGACGGTGATCCGGGATTGTATGGATTCTTTTTCTTTCCTTGAGAAGCATCTTTATATCCAGCATTGTGAGCTGCTTTAGTTTCCTCGTCAGCATCTTCTGCTTGATACTCTTCGTCGTAGCCAAAACTACCGTAGTCTTCATCTGAACCGTGTCCTGCTGATGCTAGAGCATAAGCATCGTCTGTATCTCCACCCTCGTCTTCGTCACCGCCTTGAGCAAGTGCTTCAAATTCTGCTTGTAGGTCTTCAACATACGGTTCAATTCGTGGAACTTCGCCACCGTCTTGGTCACTGTATGCGTACCATACTTCTTCTGCTGCGCCTTCAAAGTCACCTTGTCTTAATAGTTCGACAATTTTTTTAGCGTCTAGATCTCCGTAAGCGCCAATTTCGTTGGCATTTTCGTCAAACCTTTTTAGAAGTTGCATAACTTCATCTTCTAAAGACCCAAATCCTTCATCTGTGCTAACTTCAGCAACGCTTGGATCAACAATAAACTCTGCACGTTCTGCAATTTCAGCATTGATAGCGTCTAACATCCACTGAGCTTGTGCTACTGCTTCATTTTCAATATTTTCATTAAATCCGCTGCCTGAACGAACTTGACTTAATTGTGTACGTAGCTTATTACGAGCATCTTCCAACTTTGGTACATCAAAACTAGCAAAATCTAGCTTTGTACCGAATAATTTTTCCATCGATTCATTGATCTTTTTAGATGATCTATTTGATTTAAAAAGGTCTGTAGTTTTCATAAATTAAGGGTCCAGATTGATACTATATTTATTCATTTCTTATTAAACTCTCTGCTTGGGTTTTGCAGACCATTGTACGATCTCTGCTTTCAACATATCTTGCCCATAGCATATCAGCCCTATCAAAGTCCTTATTACTTACTGCTCTTTGATATTGAGCCCTGAGTATTTGGCTATCAGTGAACCAACGTCCATATTCTTGATCCGCTCTATATAATGCATCGGCAAGTATATTACTCTGACGAAGTGCTAATAGGTTAGCAATTTTAATAGCAATAGAATTTAAATGTATTTCATTATATAATAATTCGTTGTTCTTGTAAAGAGATTTAATTGGTCCATCACTGACTATCAAAATTTCGCCTACAAGAATACCACGCTCTGTGCGAACAGGAATGATATTTTTGGATAGTTCTTTCTTAACTATCTGCTCTAGGCGTCGAGAAAGTTGAGTCATAAAAAAAGGACCTATGGTCCTTTATTTAACTGCGTATATAATGTGCTAAAAATTATCCACCACGCATAAGCATGGTAATGATAATACTTAGAACACCTGCAATTACTGTACCAGCGGTACCAATAATGACTTTGGTCATTGACTTCTGGCCCTGAACAATATCAGTATGAATGTTTGAAACTTTGTCTTCCAAATTAGTTAGACGTTGATCTAACTGTTGATAACGAAGTGCGCACAAATCAACGTGTGCTTCTAGGCTTTGTTTTTCTAAACTTGTGGTAGGCATATCAGCCATAATAAAATATCTCCAATAAGGTATACTTGGATGCCTAAATATTATGCCTGCGAAAAAAGCCTATAAATTTCTTATATTTTATTTATCTTCGTCTGGTTTAATTACATCAATCACTAGACTCTTAATATCCTTAATATCAGTAAGAACATTGTCTACTTTTGATTTAGTTTCATCCCAGTGTTTGACTAGATTTCGAAATACATACATTGCCCACCACCACCAAACTACAGCAACCGCAAACATCAAAGTTTCGCCGGTGATCATCACATAGCCTAAAAATGTGCCATCAAAGAAACGCCATACAAAGAAAATGCCTGCAAGAGCCGTAACGGGAAGGACAGCCGCTGCCCACGCCCAGAGCCTAATTTGTTTAATTGTTTTTTTTCTAAAGTTTTCCATATTATAATTGCCTCAGTATAATATTTACTAGGGTAATTGTAATATGAATAATACTAGATTATGGTAATCCAGGTATTTTGATTTCCGTTGCGTGTTTGGAACGCTGCGGGAGTTATGTCAACAGAATTTTCTAATTGGTCAACAATAGGAACACCGTGAACATCGTCTTTTAAAAGTCCGCAGGGATCATTATCTTTTAAGAAAACATCTTCTCTTTCACAGTCAACTTCCCATATCCAATAGGTTGCCTTACCTTTGATGTCGTCTGGTAATGAGCCTGTATACTTTTTTGGATCTCTTACCCATTCTACATTTGATCTCAATCCTATTGCCTGTAGCAGAGAATTAAAATTTGCCTGCTGTCCAATTTTAATAGGATCAGATTCCGATCTTGTCGAATTGGTACGAGTTATGTCTACTAGGGTTACTATCTTATATCGTGCCATAATGTGCTACTATTTATAGCCAAAGAAAAAGGCCGGAATAAATCCGGCCCATCCTTCCCATCCCTAGGAATTAACTAATTATAGTGCTGGTTTGAAAACTGCAACAATAGCAGTAGCAGCGCCAGTAACACCGTGTGCATCGGATGCATCAACTGTGTAATCGCCTGTACCTTGTAAACGTAGGTATACAACGTCAGTTGTACCGCTTACAAAAGCTGAACCATCTGCTGTACCAACTGCTGCAACTGTAAATGCAGAGTCACCTGAACCTGCTGAACCGTGGCTGGTTGTTAGATAGTTAATAATTGTTTGCAATTCTGCATTAGTGATGTTTGTCTTAGTAATGCTAAGAACAACTTCACGACCAACGTCGGATTGGCTGATAGCAAATTTTCCGTAGTTGTCGTCTGCTTGTGCAACTCCTGAACCAGAGTTGTTATATGTTTGATATACTGATGTAATGTCTGCCATGATAGTTTCTCCTTAAATCATTATGACCTCGCTCAGAGGCCGGCATAGTATTTAGTCAGATTGGAAAAAACTAGGGTTTATAGGCTTTAATCGGCTCTAAATGGGGTCCAACGATCACGTGGAACTAGCTTAACACCGTGTCCTGTGTGCATATAACCCTCACCGCCTGGTTTTCCGCCAGTGTGTGCAGTAATATCGCCTTCGGCAGCATCTAGTTCACGAATAATTTCGTCTTTGGCTTTCATTAATTCGCGCACTAAATGAAACATATTATCCATTACACCTGCGTTGGCCTTGTTTAATTCAGCAATCTTAGCCTGTTTTGGAGCACTGACTTTGCTGCCCTGTAGCCACTGAAAGAAACTGTTTGTGTCTATTTTATCTAAGGCTTTGGCCTTTGACTGATTGTTTACAAAGGTATAGATGATTGTCTGTAGATCGCTTAGGCCTGCAACAGGTGCTAATAGTTGATCAATTTTAGGGCCAACTTGGTTGGCTAATTTTTCAATTACACCTAGATTGTCTGCATTTACCGCAGGTTGATGTGCTACATAGGTTTGTCCAAACACTACAAGTTCTGGACTGACATTAAGAGCCTTAACATCTGTTAGATCATCTCCAGTCTTGTCACCAAAATAATCTAAATGTTTGTGAGCAGCAATAGCTACCTTAGCCTTACCCAATCTTACGCCAACTGGACTTGTTGCTCTAACTGAATATGTAGTTTGATTAGGGGTAAAATTAATTTTACCATTACCACTGTCATAAGGTTTTCCAGGATGGAACAAGATATCACCATAGATATAACCTCTAAAATCTTTGGGAGTTCCCTTTTCAAAGATAGGCCATAGGCTAGCCATATCACCAGCAAATTTCTCACGCCAGTCTTCTCCTTTGCCGCGACTTAGGATAAACTGCTTGAGCTCTTCTGGGTTAGAACTCTTACCTTCTTCACGACCCCAGTTATTTTTACCTACCATACGGAAGGTACCATCTTCGTCTCTGCCCCAATAGACAGTTGGATTACCGTCCCACTTGATAGAAACATCTTTAGCATCAGATGCTAGACTTTTTAAAACTTCAACAGCACGTTTGGCACCACCGTGTTCTGTAAACACTAGATCTTCTAGGTGATTAAACTCACGACCTACTTTCTTAGGTACAGGTGCTTCGGCTTCTGTTACAGTTTCTTTATAAGGTTCCCACTTGGCACACCAATAAGCAGGTTTGACCACAGGCTCACCTTTGAACTTGTCACACTTCTTAGTTTTACTATCATAGTAGCCGCAATTGCTACATTTTTGTTGCGCAGGCACTCCCGGATTTGACGCTGGCTGATACCTATCGGGTAAGCTGTCAGGAATATCACTGCCGTCAGGATATCTATTACTACGCTTGTAGCTCATAGCCTGTTTACCAGGTTTTGATTCTATCAAAAACTCAAAAGCTCTCATTTACTTTTTCCTGACTTCATATTAGCACACCAATGATACATTTTAGCCTTTTCACCACTTGCATTTTTTGCACGTTTGCGTAGATCTGTCACTGATCCAGAACAGCTAGCACCAGAACGTTTGACACGACCGGGGCGGCTCTTTCCCTTTACCTTTCCATCGGCAAAATTTTCAATGACAAACTCACTGGCTCTCATTAGCAGTTCCAACGACGGCGTGCCTTACAGATTGCCTTGTCTGGTGTCTTGGCACAGCTGATGCTGTGCATTTTCATTTGTCCACGTGAACGAGAACAGTAGCTCTTACGGCGCTTGCTGGCCTTGCTACCTTTTTTAAGTTTGCTTGGCTTTGTGGTTACCGCAGTCTTTAACTTACTACCTGGATTTTCTCTACGATAGGCCTTTACAGCCTTACGGCTCATACCGTCTGTTTTGTCTTTCTTATTAACCTTTTGCCAATCTTCGTTTAGTTGAGAAGTAACAGCAAATACATATAGCTCGTCATCTGTTAAGGATTCTAGATCTTCCCAAACTACTTCTGGGTCTACACCGTTGCTTTCTGCAATGTCTTCAATGATTGATTCAATAAGATCAAAGTCTTGTTCTAGTTCTAGACTTTCAGGAGTGTGGCTCATTTCGTGCTCGCTCTCTAGATAATCCCAAACTGTCTGCATATAATCTTCAGCAATGGATAATTTTTCCTGTACCCATTCTGGGAGGTTCTCTCCGTCTTTGATTAACTTAGATAAACCTACTGCGGCTCTATGAATAGTGTGTAGGCTGTTTTGAGCCATTCCGGATTCATCATTATATTCTGCATCATCAAATGCTTCATTCTTAGGTTTCTTACCTTGCTTTTTCATATTAACTGCGATTGCAGCCTGTTGAGCAGGATTAGCAGCCTCTGGCACACAGTTAGGCACAGTCTTGCCGCCCTTCTTCTTTGTACCTACTGGATGATATCCTTTCCAGCAAGGGTTACTGTTCTTAAGAGTTTTTTTAGATTCTATTAGAATGTCGGTTATTCTCATTTTACCATATCCATAATTTTGCGCATCCAACTTGGACTGTTAGGTGTGTAGTGCTCTAATGATTCTTTCTGTGGAAGTTCAATTCCTGAACGCCCTAGTGTTTCACGAGCAGCACTGACTAATTCGTCATAGTTAGGTAATTTTTTAATGTAATTAATGATAGCATCAACGGAACGAATATCTTTAACTGTTGCGGTTTGACCTAACAACTGTTTAGCAATAGTATTCCAATCATCTCCACCTTTAACAGGTTCATTTGTTTCTGGATCAACTAGACCAAACTTAGGACTATATTTCATTCCTCTTGCACGAGCAATAGAACTTAGAACAATATGGCGATGCTCTCCTCGATACTGTCCCTGCCCACCAATCATACTTCCTTGCTGGAACTTAGGATTGTTAGAGAACATAAAGTCTGCTTGTACAAATCCGTTGGCTTCGTCACCTTTAATTGGTGTCTTTAAGTGTACAGAATCGCCACTTAATTTTACGCTGTCTTTGCCAAATTGTTGTGCTAGTTTTGTAGCAAATTCTTTCTTGTCTACTTCGTTAGCGTCAACTGATAAATCTAAATCTCCAGAACTGTTTAATTCAAAAGTTCCGTCTGGATGCTCTTTACGTCCAGTTGTACCTAGCCATTTTACAGGTTTTTTATCGTGAGGATCTAATTCTTTGGTGAAGTCTAGTCCTGTTACTTTTTCGATAAAAGCAATAGTGGCTGGAACATCTCCCGTAGCAATACGCTGCGTTAAAGGTTGTTTGTCTGGGCCTTTGAATACGTTTCCGCCCTCAAATAATTTATTCGTCATTTGAATCTAATGGTTTATTAACTTTGCGTGATTCTGCTATTTTACGAATACCGCGTGTAAACTTTGCTGCATCTTGTCCACGGATAGCATTAATTAAGCGGCGCTCTAGCTCATCAGCTTGTTCTGGCGTATAGTTCTTATGAATACTTTCCAAAAGATTAATAGCTGAATTAATAATGTTAACGGCGCGACTTTCAAACAGCGAGTCCTTGTTACGGACTTCTGCTATTTCGTTCAATTCTTGCAGGATTGACCTAGTTCTTAATTTCATAATCAACTCGTTTATAATATATTTAACTCAAATTAAATCATATTGTAAATTAAAAAAACAATAAAGTCAAAGCCGTAAATGTGCAGATGCAGCATATCCCAACTAAATACTCAGTAGAAACCATTAGTTTTTACAGACACTTACAGAGGATATCACACAATGAAAACCGTATCAAACTTTATGCTAGGGCTTATGGAACGCCTAGCAGAAATGTTTCCAGAAAGTTCCTATCAAAGTCGCTTAGACAGCTATCTAAGTACCAAAGGCATTACCGATGCCGCACAGTTAGAAAACTATATCCGACAATTTAATTCTCAAAAGGAATCTTACCTATGAAAACATTCTTAAACAGTATCTACGTTTTTTTTGAAGCAATGGGCAAAGCTCGTGCTGCCGCAGTACTGGCAAGATCAGGAAAAGTAGAAGAAGCACAAGCTCTATACAAATGAGCAAAAAAGTTTAGAAAAAAGTTGATTTTTATCAACAAAAGATATATAATTTACACATTAACACAGAGGAGAAAAAATGTTCACACCAGATTCATTTATTGAAGCATATCAAAACACCAAGCGTGTTTTTGTCAATACAGTTGTAACTGACAAGGTTATCAAACAATCTGTACTA